CGACGGCGGTACTCGTCGGCGTCCAGGCGCACCGACGAGCCGGGGAAGCTGGGGGTTTGGGGCAGTCCGGCCAGCGCCCCGCCGACCTCGGCGCGGATCATCCCGCGGGCGGCGACGATCTCGTCCCCACCGGTCTCGTTGTTCGCCAGGGTCATGCCGGGACGGAGCAGTCCACCCTGATCGTAGGTGACCGGCCCGCCCCGGTTCATCGCGGCGTGGACGTGGTCCCAGTGAGTTGACGCGGCGATCGGCCGCGTCCTGGACCCGTTCTTGATGCTGAACCCGGCAGGGGTGTAGAAGAGTTCCTTCAGGTTGCCCGCGTACTTCAGCAGTTGATTGAAAATCGCCATCATGCCCGGTGAACCTCTGGGCCTACGGCCTGCAGGGTCGGCGAAGTCCACCGCCCGACCGAGGCCGTGGAAGGTCCGCGAGTTGGGTCTGTAGGTCGAGGTGACCCGATGGGGAACCGCGGAGGCCATCGCGATCAGCCGCTGGATCGTCGACCCACCGCCTGGGGGGGCGAGACTGCCGGGGGACCCTGGTATCCCCGGGGCGGGCGCCATCTCGCCGATCCAGGCTTGGACGGCGTCGCGGGCGTACCCGACCGCCGCCTCGCCCGTGGTCGACAGGGGGTGAGCCAGGGGGGAGAAGGACGGGACGGGGGGGATCTCCCCGCTGATGTCGGGGACACCGCCGCCTGTGTTGCGCGCCACCGCGGCGCGCATCTGCTCCATCACGCCATGCCCGCCGGCCGCCTGGACCTCGCCGCGGGTCCACACGTGCTCGCCGGGGGTCAGATACATCAGGACGCTGTCGCGGTCCGGCCCGTCGCCGGGGATCGGACCACCCGTGTTCGCCGCCCCCGCGAGGAGCTTGCGGGCGAACATCGGAATCGGCTCCTTGCCGACCATCATCAGCAGGGGGTTCAAGTTCTGCCCGGTGGCGTTGGCCCAGGCATTGACTATCTTGTCGGCCTCAGCTGTGCCCTTGCCGAGCTCGAAGGCCATCGCGGCGACGGTGGATGCCGCCCCGGTCCCCGCAGCGGAGGCCATCGCCCGGAACTGCGCCTCCAGAACGGGGATGGAGTTGCCGATGGCGGTGCGGACGACGTCCTCGGTGGTGTTCAGCTTCTCCGCGATCTCCGCAACGGTCGCGGCGGACACCTCACCTGCGGCGTCCACCCACTGCGGCTCAGAGCGGATCAGACGGTCCACGCCCTCCTGGATGGCCTCGTCGCGGATGGTCTGCGCCTTGTCGGCACCGGCCTGGATCTCGCTGGCTTCCTGGCTGGCGATCTCCGCGTGAAGCCCGGCGTACTCCGGGCCTTGGGCGGCCAACAGGTCAGCGTAGTCATCACCCGCGGCCTCGCGGATCGTGTTGAGGTTGGCGTGCCACTGCCGCTGGTCGGTGAGCGTCTGATCCAGGGACGACATGTACGCTGACCACGACGCCGCCATGTCGGTGGTGGTGCGGCCGGTGCCCTCGGCGGCCTTGCGGTTCGCCGCGTTCAGCTCCTGGAGGTTGTCCTGGTACTGGCGCATCGGGTCGAAGCCCTGCGCCAAGGTGGTGAAGGCCGCCTCGATGGACGGGGCGAGGTCATCGAAGGCAGACTCGGCCTCTGTCGTGGCCTCGATGGCACCGTCAAGGTGGCCGGTCAGGTCGCCGGTAGTGTCACCGGCTGACTCCGCAGCGCTGCGGTAGTTGTTCACTGAGTCGAGGACGTTGCCGACGTCGCCGGCCTGGCGATCCAGCGCCTCAGATATGCTCTGAACCCTGCCACCCAGGTATTCCGACGACTCCCCGGCGGCGTTGGCCGCGGCGTTGAGTATCCGCAGCTCCGCCGACAGCTGTGAAGACCCCGCCGCAAGCTGAGGAAAGAGCGAGGTTGGCAGGACCGCGTTGCGGACCCGGTCCCACCCTGTGACGTTCTCCCGCAGCCGCCCATCAACCGTGGACAGCGCCTCGGCGTTGCCCATCAGCGCAGACGTCAGCAACACGAGGGGGATGCCCGCGTCCCGCAGATCGCCCGCCAGGTTGCGCCGCACGACCTCCCCGCGCACCCACTCCGCAGTCACCTCAGCGACCGCGGCGCCCTCCTGATCGAGCTGCGCGACCAGCGACGCGGACGACGACTCGACATCTCGGGCCCGGGCAGCGTGCTGCTGCCACGCGACACCCACCGCGGCGAGCACCGGCAGCAACTTCAGCAGGGCGGGCGCGGCGTACATCGCCCGCAGCCGCACCCCGTCAAGGCTCACCCCACTGGCGGCGACCGCCGCGTTAAACGCGACGACCCTGGGCACAAGGATCAGCGCCGCGCCCCCGACCAGGCCAAGACCGGACGCCGCCATCCCCGCGATAGCCGTGGCCCGCTGCATCTCAGGCGACAGATCGCTGAACGCCTGCGCTGTGTCGCCGATGAACCCGGTGAACGCAGCCTTGACCGGGGCGACCGACTCACCGAGCTTCTGCATCGCCACTTCCTGCTGGACAGCGGCCTGCTCAGCGTTGAACTGCCACCGGCCGATGCCCTCAGTCATCTCCGCGAGGGCTACCTCCGCGGCGCCGGAGGCGTCGGACATCTCGCCCAGCTTCTCGGCGAACACGTCGGCCTGCCCGCCCGACGCGGCCAGCGCCAAGGTGACGGCTTCCTTGCGGCGCAGGAACGCCATGATCGGCGTACCCGACGAATCGGCCTCATCCGCGACGGCCTGAATCGTTCCCTGTAGGCCCAGCCCTTCCAGCATCGCCTCGCCGGACGCGAAGCCCAGCTGCTCCATGAGCCCGGCGAGTTCCTTCGACGGGTTCATCATCGCCGTCAGGACGCTCGTCAACTGCGTGGACACCTCGGCGGCGTTGCCCGTCACCCCCGTGAACGTCGCCATGGTGCCGAACAGCTCCTCCTGCGTGACGTTCAACGCGGCGGCGAGGGGAACAACGGACCCGATGCTTGCGGCCAGCTGGGGGAAGTCTGTGTTGTGGGCGATGATGTCCTCAGCGACGAAGTTCGCCAGCCCGGGGACCGTCAGGTCATAAACGTGCTCGTCTCCACCCGGCTCAATGGCCACGACGGGGTCGAAGTGGACAGCCCCATACGTCTGGTGGCGCCTGTCGGGGACGTTGGCGATCGCCTCGTCCGTGGTCGGCCGGTCGATCCCAATGAACTCGACGAAGCGCGCCACCTCTTCGTACTTCTGCGTCTCCCAACACCACTTGCCCTCACGGCGGCGAATCCGACCGACAACGCCGAACCGCAGAAGGAGGTGGGAGACATCGCGCACAAGCTGCTCGGACGCGGAGCAGAACCCGAGCTGAAGGGGCCGACGGCCGGTGCTGTTCTCAGACCTGTAATACAGCCACCCATCACCGTTGAAAAGCCAGTGCAGCAAGGTGGCGACGGACTCCCTGTCCCACGAGAACACCGAAGGGGGGATGTGCTTGTCTCGCGCCATGTTGGCGGCGACACCGTGACGTCGAAGCATCGCTTGTACCGGGTTGCCGTTGGGATGCCCCTTCGCACCCGCGCTGATTGCCCACTGAGGGGCGAACCCCTCACGCTTCTCGCTGTTGGTGGTGGTGCATCCGTATGCCTTGGCCCACCGGGCGATGTCATCGCCGTAACGGGTGCTGGTGATCTTGGGCGTTGTCGCCCCGCCGGAGCCCTCAGCGATCCACAGGCCGAGGAGCGCGGCCTCCTCCTCCTCGACGTGCTCCGTCCCGAAGAACGGCAGTGCAGCAGGTACGCCGATGCGGTCGCCGACCTCCAGGTCCGATACCTTGCGCCACTCAGGCGGGGCGGTCGAGCGCTGATCCCGCCCGCAAGGTTGGGTGAGGTATGGGTGATTCCACGTCGTGACTATTCGACGGCCAAGCCGAGTGCGTAGCGTCACGGTGGGCTTCACGCCCTGATCGACGAACCCAGCCGCCATGGGAGTGAAGACGCGACCGTCGAAGGACACGACGCGGGCCCCGCGGCGCAAATGGTCAATCCGCTCATACCTGCCGTCGGCGAGCAGGACGCGAGTCGAGCCCACCACACACTGGCCCAATCTCACCGTTGTGAAGGCCAGGTCGGTGGCGTGCTGCACCGCCTCCGCGCTCGTGTCGCCGTAGCCCTTCGTCACGGCCGAGGTGAGCGCGATGGCCTCGCTGGTCGAGGCCATACCGGCCCTTGCGCCCTCGGCGTTGATCCGCAGGATCTCCGCTGTATCAGCCGTGTCGCCGAACGCGGAGACGACCTGGTAGAGACCACTGGAGATGTCGCTGGTGGACTTCCCCACGTCCACAGCCAGGGTCTGCACGCTGTCGCGCAACTCGTACACCCGCGCGGTCTGGTTGGGGATCAGCGTGGCGACGTTGGCCATCTCGGCGTTCAGCTCGTTGGAGGCGTTCGCCGCCTTGTTGAGCGCGAACACCGCCGCCCCGCCGAAGGCGACGGCAGCCATCCCGGCCTTGGTCATCGCCGCGCTGTTGCGCTGGGAGAACGACTCCACCTGCTTGCCGGTGCGCTGCACCTCGGCGCCGGCCTGTCGCAGTCCCTGGTTGAACTGGCTCACCCTCGACCGGAGGGCGATCGTCACCGTGCGTTCTGTCAAGGTACGATCACCTCCTCACGGTATGTGCTTTGGTCGGGCATGGACTAGCCGCGCCACCCGTGGGCCTCGCGGACGACGATCATCGCACCGGCCGGCGCGCCTTCCTTGCGTAGCTGCGCCCTGACCATGTCCGACGCCTTGCAGGCGTGGCAGTAGCGCACCTCAGCCGCCCAGCGGAACGTGTTGGCCTTGCCGCTGGTCTCGTCGGGGTGCTTCCCGCACCCGCCACACAGCGACTGCTCGTAGGCCATCAACTCCATCACCGCGTCCACGTCCTCGGGCAGCCACTCCGGCTCACCCTCCTCAGGGATGCGGCCGAGCAGGATCGAGCGGGGGACCCCTAGTCGGACGGAGGCCCGGACCTCGGCGAGGAACTCCGACGAACGGCGTATGCGCGCTCGGACCTGGGGAGTTCCCTCCTCTGAAAATTTGCGAGGATGCACGCATTCCAGAGCCGCTCGAACTCGCCCTCCCCGAAGTCCTCGCCCATCGCCTCGAAGTCCTCGGCGGTCAGGCCCGCCGGCTCGACGCAGGATGCAGCCATCGCCGCCGCCGGGAAGGTCTCGGGGTTGTGGCGGAGCTTGCCCTCGGCCAGCTCCTCGTTCTGCTCCTCGGTGGGGGGGTGCTCGTCTTCGAGGTCACGCCATGCCTTCTTGCCGATCTCCACGAAGGTGACGGGGATCGCGTCGGCCTCGGCCTCGGCCTCCAGGGCGGCGATCTTCTCCGCGATCCCGGGGGCCTGCGGCTTGTGCGCCGCCATCCCCTTGTTGCGCCGGTCGGTGTCCTCGGCGGCGCTGAGTTCGCGCTCCAGGTCCTTGATCTGCTTGGTGATGTCGTGGCGGGTGTGCAGCTGCACCGTCTCGGTGGGCTTGCCGCGCTTGGCCTTCAGATCCTCGTATGCCTTGCTCATGGGTCCTCCCCAGGGTGATGGCGACGGCCCCCGCCCTGGGGGTTACGGGGACCGTCGCCAAGATGGTGTTAGGCGCCGGCGGCCACGACGGCGTGGACGTCCCACTCCTGCAAGCCGAACGGGACCGTTACTTGAGCGAACTCGTCCTGAGCGGGCTGGGTGGGCTGCGGGTTGCCCGACGTCGCCAGGTACACCGCGCAGCGGTCGTCCGCCGCTGGGGTCTCGCCGTCGCCGTCGGACCACCCCGCCAGCGACCGGACCAGGTACACCTGGTCGCCGTGGCTGAAGTAGTCGTAGGGGTTGTCGGCGGCGAACTCGTCATCGATGACGAAGGTGAGGTTGGCCTCGGCGGTCTCCGAGCCGGGCTGGCTGGCGACCTGGCGCTTGTCGATCATTGGCAGAGTCGCCATGTTCTGGTTGTGGGAGATCCCCACGCCAGCAGTGGGCAGGTAGGCGGTGAAGTCCACGCCCGACGCGATGTCAGCCACGGTCGGCGCGGAGATGTCGATGGGGCTCTCGGGGTCGTAAGGGATCGCGGTGATCTTGACGCGGCCTTCGAAGGTGAACCTTGACATGGTGTGCTCCTTCTGTTCTTCGGGGACATGGCAAAGGACCCCATCAGGGACCCCGGGTTACACGCCCCCGAAGGGGCGAGGCTTTCTAGATGTCGGTGGACTCGGTGTGGTCGCGAACCCTGGCGGTGGCCTCCTCGATCGCGGGCGTTCCTGCCTCGATCCCGTCCGCGATTTCGGTGGCGTGGGTGCGCTCAGGGGGCTCGGGTGGCTCGACGTGCTCCCACCCGCGGGCGAGCAGGGCGGGGACCTGCGCGTCGCGGGCGTTGGTGGTGCGGTTCGTCTGGGGGTGGCGCAGGGCAGGCATGTCGGCTCCTTAGGCGGGGGTCCACAGCAGGCGGACCCGCAACGGGCAGTACCACACGGGGGGTTGGACATCGTCGTCCCGAAGGGTGTTCTCGGTGCCGAAGTCAAAGCGCACCGAGTCGACCTTGCGCCCGTCGGTGACCGTGTTTCGCATCCCGGCGAGCGCGGCACGGGCGGTGTCGGTGACGGCGCGAGCGTGACCTGCGGTGGCGCCGACGCACTGGCCCTGGTGGACCGCGGTGAGGTCGGCGAACCGGTCGCCGATCGTCCCGCGCCACTGGCCCCCGGAGATGTCCGCCAGCAGCACGTAGCCGACGTAGGTGGACTGGCCTGGCGAGCCCTGCCAACCAGCACCCTCAGGGACTCGACCATCTCCTACGAGCAACCCCGCGGCTTCCAAGGCGTCGATGACCGCCGTGGACAGCGGGGCCAGGGGTGCGACCATCACAGCAGCCTCGCCACCTCGTCCGCGACGCTCTCCACGATCGAGTTAGCGAGACGGTCGAGGTGCGGGGTCACCACCGGTCGTGCCGGTTGCGTGCTCGTGCCAGCCTCATAGTGAGCGGAAGGGCCTTTGAGGAACACGTACCCGGCAGGGGGACCTTGGCGTTCGCGGCGGGAGTAGATGCCGTCCACCGTGTCCTGCGACCAGCCCTTGCCGCGGGCCTCGGAACGGCCGGCGTCGCGGATGTCGTCCGCGCCCTTGCCGAGCGCCTTGCCGACAGCTCGGGATGACCGTCGGGAGACCGCGCCGAGGTCGAGGGCGAGGCGGGTGAGTCCGTCCATCAGGCACTCCTCCGATCGGCCTTCACGATCTCGACGCAGGCGTTGCTCAGGCTCCATCCCTCGTTCGTGAGTTGGGCGGCGCGCTCGACCACGTGAGGCGGGTACTCCAAGAGCGCGGCGACAACCTGGGCTCGGGATGCGCGAGTGGTGCGCTCGATCTCGGCCACGTCCATCAGACAACCCCTTGTTCGCACCCAAGCACCCGAGACACCTGCCACTGGCTGAACTGGACGGCGCGGACGGTGAAGAACTCCCCGACTGCACCCGTGTCAGGGCAGGCGGTGACCTCCACGACGTGGCCACGTTCCACCGGGGTGTTCTGGGGCACCCGCAGCTTGTACGGGTGCACCTCGACCTGCTGACCGACGTACTCGACCGAGCGGGTCGTGGCCTGCTGGGGCAGGAACGAGCACGGACCCTCGTAGATCAGGCTGTTGGCCGGGGGATGCCACACGCCGTCATCGTCGTGGAACCCCTCGCCCTGAGCGGTGATCTTGCATGAGGAGTCGAAGGTCTGCTCGGATTCGTCCCGCCGCAACAGGTCAAGCATCGGGTCTGGCATCTACATGCCCAACGTGGGGACGGTCCGGATGGACCCTGCGGGACCGCGAGCACCGTCACGAAAAGCCGCGCGGATCATGTCCAACTCCTGCTTGCTGAAGGCGCGGGCGGCCTCTGACGAGTCGGCGAACGACACGCTGTAGTCGCCCCCCAACCGCTTCTGCATGACGCTCTCGGGGTTGGGGAACCTAACTGCGGCCAGCGTCAGGATCACATCGCGGATCGCCGTGAACCGTGCAGACGGCGGCTGACCGACGACCTCTGCGTCCTCGATCGCCTCGGCGCGGGCGACGCCACCGATCACACGCACCCGCGCCTCTACGCCAGCAACGATCTCCTCGGCGGCCTGCATCTGCTCATCCGTGAAGTCCTGGCGCAGCCTCACCCCGAGGTCGTGGCCGGTGGCGAAGACCATCTAGCCCTCGACCACTCCGCGCTCGATCAGCGCGTCAATGACGTCGTCGCGGCTGTCGTCCTCACCCACCGCAACACCGTGGGCGCCGGCGAAGCGCGCCCACTCGTCACGCCCCGAGCCGCGGCCGGCTCGGGGGGGCTCCTGCGGGACGGTGGGCCCGACGTCTGGGCTGTCGTCCTCCCAGACGTCAGGTCTGTCACCGATCTTGTCACGTGCCCATCGGGGCACGTCGTCACCGGGCCCGAACACGTGCGCGACGCCATCGGCGTCAACGGTGTGCACGTAGGTGTTGAGCCCCATCGGGCTACGCCACCTTCGCGACGAGCAGACGCTTCGCGTCCGGCAGGATCGGCATGCCGACGGCGTCGACAAAAGTGAACTCCCGGTAGGGAGGGCCGACCTTCTCGACAACCCCGACGATGCCGGGGGCGTCCTCGAAGCTCATCTCCGCCTGGTTGCTGTTCACCAGCTGGAGCGCCGTGGCGGAGATACCGGTAGCGACCTCGACGAGGTCGTCCAGGCTGGCGGGGGTCATCAACAGCCGGTCGTCGGGGATGGTCCGGGTGTCCGTCCCGTCCACGTCGACCTGCGTGTCGTAGGGCTCCAGAAGCGGGGGCAGCCCCTCGGACACGAGGAGGTCGTTCAGCTCCTCGCGGTTCACGCGGGTGCGGCCCTGCGTCGAGCCGTACACCGCGTCGATGATCTCCTTGTTCTGCTGCATGAGGCGGATCATCCGCTGCGACGTCCGCAGCGCGCCGGGCGTGTAGCCGTTGGCGACCTGGACGTCGAACCACGCCACGAGGTTGGTGAGGACCGTCGCGTTGGTCGTGTCGGTCCACAGCGGGGCGGCCGTCACGATCTGGTTGCCGGGGACGCCGAAGTCGGCCTCACCCTTGAAGCCGTTCTCGTCGATGGTCAGCTTGCCGTCGGTGAGAACGTCGCCGATGGCCTGCTCGTAGCGGAACTGGACCTCGCGGGTCAGCTTCAGCGCGTCGTTGTAGACGGCGTTGGCCAGCGCCTCATTGCGGGTGCCGCCGGTGCGGGCGAACTCCAGCTGCAGCGTCTCGTACTCGCCCATGTTCAGCGAGCTGGACAGCGGCAGGAGCTTCACTCGCCGCTCGCTGCCGGTGTCACGCGCGGACACGTGAATCCGGCCGTCGAACGAGCGGAACCGGGCGGTCCGGTTGGTCTGGACGATCTCCGCCCAGTCGACGGTGTTGTCGGTCTCGATGCGCTCCCCGGCGTTCGCCAGGAGGCGAAGCTCGGAGGGGATGGGCACCTCGCGGATGAAAGCGGTCAGCGCGTCGGGGGTCACCGGCGCATCGAAGAAGATTGCCATTGCTCTATCTCCTCTCTCGCCGGGTTAGGACGCGAAGTGGATCAGGGACAGGTCGGCACGAGCCGCCGCATCCAGGCCGTTGTTGTCCGGGAGGCGGTCGGGGTCCACGAACCCGTGGACGAGAATCGCACCGCCCGGGTCGGCGCCCGAGTCGGGCACCTTCACCGAGCTGAACAGCAGGCCGGCGGCGTCCTCTCGGCCGTCCACCGCTGCGTCGTCGTAGGGGCCGTAGAGCCCCGACGCGGTGATGAGTCCCACCACCAGACCCGACGGCAGGAAACCGTTGGGGTAGTGGTCTGCCTCCGTGAACGCGGAGACGTCGAGGGTGACGCTCGGGGTCGTGCCGGGCTCCGTGCCGTGGGGGCCTAGCAGCCACGAGCGATTCTCGACCTGAAACTCGGTCTTGGTCACCGAGATGTCGGTCATCGGTCGATCCTTTCAGGAGGGGTTACTTGGCCGCTCCGGCGCGGTCGCCGAAACGCCTGCGTGCTTCTTCGCGGCCCTGCTCCTTGCCGGAGACCTTCGTGCCGCCATCACGGCGTCCCTGACCGAGGTCTGGGAAGCCGCTGCCGTTGCCCTTGGCGGGCGCAAAAGCTGAAACCTTCTTCTCGATCCGTTCGACGTCGACCTCGCCCTTGTCGGTGAGGTACTTCGCCATGTCGAGGTCTTCGATGAGGGCGTCGCGCGCCTCGTCGGTCAGCACGCCCTTCGCTGCCGCACGGAACTCCGCACGGGCGGCGGCGCGCATCCCCTCGGTCCTGCCTTCCTCGCGGGCGGCCTTGGCGGCCTTCTCGGCTTCGGTGGCGTTGGCCGCCTCGATCTCGTCGAGTTTGGCGGCCTTGGCCTTGAGGTCATCGTAGTCCTCGCGCTCCTTCGACCGCTGCTCATGCTTGCGGGCGTATGCGCGCCAGTACGCGGCCTGCTGCTCCGCGGTCATCTGCTCCACCGGGGTATCCAGGGGGAAGCCACGGTCCGGGTCGGCCTTCGGCTCGTAAGGCTTCAGTGGGTCAGCCTTCGGAGCCGGATCCTTCGGCGGGTCCGTCTTCGGGTCGGTCTTGGGGTCCGGGTCTGGCGTGGGGTCCAGCGCCAACATGCGGACGAACAGCGGTAACGCGAGCAGCAGGCGGAACATGGGTCTCCCTTGTCGGGTTGGGCGCCCTTGGCGGGCGGTCAGGCGGGGATGGAAGAGGGGCCGGTGAACGAGTACCGGGGGTCAACAAGAGTTGGCCCGAGTTCGCCGTGAGTGCGGACCGTCGGGCGGATCGGGTCGCCCAGCTCCATCCGCCGGCGGATGTTGCCCGACGGGGTGCGGAGCGGCTGGCCGTCGTCACCGAGCACGGGGACGTCACGGCGGGTGCGGATCGTGCCGTTCTCGTCCACGCCCCAGCCCTTCTCTTTCCAGTACTCCGGTCCGCCCGTCTCCTTGAGGTCGGCGAGGAGTTCCTCGTTGACCACCTGGCCGGGGTCGTCGGTGCCGTAGATCGCGGCCACGCCGCAGTCGCAGTTGGAGTGCAGGGGCATCAGCTGGTCTGTGCGGTACCGCTGGGTGACCGCCGCGGCGCAGTACGCGCACGAGTCCCCGGTGAGCGTTCTGCGGTAGCCGGTGATTCGGGGGTCGGCGTTCATGGTTCGCGTCGTGGCGGCCCGTTGTGCTAGGGCGACGTCGCTTTCCGCCAGCGTCCGTGCCCGTAGTTGGCCGAGGTGCATGGCCTCCTGGAGCCCCTTGCCTTCGGTTCTGGCGGTCCGCGCTTCCACCCCGGGGCGTGCGTACACCGCCGTCGGCGCTACCCCACGCAGATCGGTGACTGCGTCTGGGTCCACCGAGTAGGGAAACCGCGCTCCGGTGTGCTCCATCGACATCTGAGACAGGTAGCCGGCCACAAGGCGGGCTGTGGCGACCTGCGCGCCCCTGACCGCAGGGACCATCCTCTCCACGTACCGGTCGATCTCTGCCTGGCTCAGACCGCCGATCGCAAGCCACAACGCTGCGGCCTGCTCGCCGGCCATGGTGCGGATCTCGTTGTACGCCGTCTGGTACCGGCGCACCGTCTGTGTGGTCACTGGCCGTTCAGGCTCGGGACGGAGAACGCCGTATCTACCGCGGCCTCGACCATCATCCGGTCGGCCTCACCGGGCGTGAAGCCCCAGATGCGGATCAGCCGCTCCCGTCGGGGAATGTCGTCGGCCTTGGACGCCGCATCGCCACGGGCCTGCAGGGACAGCCGCTCGGGCGAGGACCAGATCGGCACGAGCTTCGCCCGGTTAGCCCTCTCCTTATCGCCCATCACGCGGAACGCCAAGGACATGACGTCCTTCTCGGCCTCGGTCGCCCGGGCTATCCGGTCCTCGGTGCGGAAGACCAACCCCTCCCGCATGAGCGAAGCCCCCTCCGCCGACCCGCCCGCCTCGTCCGGGGCGAGGTAGGACAGCGATGTCCTGGTCACCGCGGCGAGGCTGCGAAGGTCGTCCTTGACCGACGTCAGGATGGGGGTGAGGTCGACCTGCCCGGACTCCCAGAACTCCACCCCATCGGGCACCTGCCACAAGGCTCCGGGGTCGGCGGTGAACACGTCGGTCCAGTCGACTTCCTCACCGGTCTCAGGGTCGGAGTCGGGAAGGCCCTTGATCGCGCGCTGACGGAACGCTTGAAACGTGGCGATGACCAGACGCTGCAGCACCATGTGGTCGATGCGGTCCAACAGGTCCCGGTGGAGTTCGAACTCCCCCACGCCCCTACGGTTGCGGAACCGGACCACAGGGACGATGTCGTGCGGCAGCGATTGACCATCTACACCGCCGTACTCGTTGTCCCAATCCCACGTGCGGGGCGAGAACCTGACCGCTTGGCCCTTCGGGCGCTTCCTAACATCGCGGGAGGCGACGAACCGTCTGCCTGGGACGTAGAGGTAGGCGTAGTCGCGCTCCACCTCGGGGTCGTGGAAGATCTTCAGCGCCTCACGAACCCGGCGCTGGCGAACCGGGTCGTGGATCGTCACCACCTGGCGGGGGTCCTCGCCCGTGATGATCGGGATGCCGGTGTCGCCATCGGGCCCGCCGACGATCATGTAGCCGTCACCGGCGGCCAGCATCATCTGGTAGACGTCGGCGGACTCGACTGACAGGCCGTTGGCCTCGCGAACCTGCAGGGCCAGGGCGTCGCCGGACTCGCCCTGATCCACAGCGGTGCGAAACCCGTCGAGCGTCATCCGCTCCCTGGGGGCTTCCACGATAAGCTCGGCCCAGTTGGTCCGGGACTTGCGCTGGAAGTTGCGGTACGCCTCGCGGACGGCCTCAGAGACGTGCGGGAGCGGCCCGTCGCCCTCGAACCGGTCGATCAGATCCTGCAGCCTGGGATGACGGTCGGCGAGCTTGCGTGCCAGGCGGTCGAGGGAGCGGCCGGCGGGCTGCGTGATGTCTATCGGCACCGCTCTCCCTTCATCGCAGGCGCTTGACCTTCGTGGACTTCTTGGGCGCTGCCTTGGCGTGCCAAGCAGCCAGCGTAACCGCTTCCAATGGGCTGATGTCCGACGTGGACTGCTTGCGTCCCCACGCCCACCGGTCACCGACGGGCCGTTTGACCGCGCCGGCCACCGCGTCGTCGAGTTCGGGGTCTCCGTTGTGGCGGACCCCGTCGTCACGGACGGCGTTGTACAGGTCGGCGCAAGCATCCAGGACATCGGAGGTGTCTGTGATCTTCAGCCGCACACCTTCACGTTGGAGGTCGGGGATCAGGGACGCTGCGGGACCCCGGCTGTCGATCACCACGTCCACCCGGTGCTTGACCTGCAGTGCCTTGGCCTCCTTGACCAGCCATCCCGTGCCGGGGCCGTGGGCCAACGGCTTGACGTGCACCGTCTCGTCCTCGTGAGCGGCGGCGCCGATGCATCCGTGTGTCAGGTCGAAGCTGGCGGCGAGCGCAAGCGCCCCCACCTTTGCCTGTGGGCGGCCCGTCGTCTTCCCCTGCTCCCACTTGCCGGCGCCGAACGCCTCCGCGGTGCCAGGCTCGTCCCACCACCCCAGCCGTTCACGGGCGAACTCGTGAGGAGGTAGGGCTTGGCGTTCGGACTCGATGTACTCCTCGGTGAGCCCCGTGCCGTTCTCGCGGGTCCTGCCCAGCAGTGGGTTTGCCAGATACCACAGGCGGCGGTCGTCAAGGACGCAGCCGTCGGTGCCCAGCTCGTGGCTACAGCGTTCGTCCTCGCACGGCTCTTGCGGGGCACCCCACTCCAGGTACCCCAGGCGGGGTGAGGATCCCGACCTACCCCGGTCACGGACCCCCCGGAGCACATCCGAACCGACCAATCCAGCCGACGATCCGTACACCACCTGGGGGTCGGGGCGGACCGAGAGTGTGGGCAACAGCGCGCCCATGTGGTCGGGGCGGAGGGCAAAAGCCTCATCGAGGACCACCTTGTCCCCGGTCAACCCACGCCCGCCCGACTTCGTGCGGGCCTTGAAGATCAACCTCTGGCCAGAGGTAAGCTCGATCGACTCCTGGCCGTTGGCGTACAGCACCCTCTTGACGCGGCGGGACAGGTAGGCGCACCCGTCAATCAGGGCGACCATGTCCCGCAGTGCCTCAAGCGCGGTGTTGAACTCGTGCGCGGACCACACCACCAGCCGCTGCTCGGTGATGAACAGCCACCCGAGCGCCGACTGCTTGAAGGTGCCGGTCTTGAGGTTCTGCCGGCAGGCGATAAGCCCCGTCTCGAACGCCGCGGACTTGCTGTGGCTGTCGAGGGCGAAGATCAGGTCGAGGGCGAGGCGCTGCTCGGGGTCGGGGGTGTACCCGGCGTCGGTCGCCAGGTCCGCAACCTCCGGGCCGAGCGTCTGGGCGTACTCCGGGCCGGTGTGGTAGGCGGGCCTAACCAGCGTTGCGCTTGCGATCACGCTTCAGCCTCAGCTCATCGAGGCGGTCAGACTCGACGTCCGCGCCCGCCGTCGCCTCCGTCAGTGTGGCGGCGAGCTGCTTCGCCAGCGATGCCACGCCGGCGCCCGTGTCCATGTGGGACCGGTCGATCCGCCTTGCCAGCACCATCGCGGTCTGACCCAGCGGCGTACCCAGCCTGCCGGACTCAGCAAGCGTGAGCATGGTCGCGGCTTCGGTGGACTGGATGCCGTTCGGCTCCTCGCCGTCCGGCGGCTCCGCACGGGCGCCGCGGTGGTAGCGCATCTTGCACACGCCGTTGTTCGCGCAGTACTTCTTCTGCCGCGTCCCCTCCAGGCTCTCGCCGCACGCCAGGCATGACCGGCTCATCTTGGCCTCCTGGCTGGGGGTTACGGGTAACACATGCCCGTGGAGAGAGGAATGCC